TGCAGTTCGCTGTACGCGAGATCCGACAGCTGGAACACGAACTGGCCAAGGCACATCAGCATGGGTTACTCCGTGTCGCCGAGGCGGCTGCGGCTGGCGGCGGCTTTGGCACGCTCGCGCCGATCCAATTCCGCCGAGGCGGCTCGGGCCGCGGCATCCTCATGTCCCGGCATCGCCTGCACCGTGACGCTGTACTGGTTGTGGTTCGTGATCGAGCCACCGCCGCCGGCACGTAGCGGTGGTCGGTTGTCCAGGGTGAAGCGCGCCGGTGGTTTCACGTCGTCATCCGCACCGGTGTTCCAGTGCAGCCCGGCGGCAACCACCGTCTCGTCGTGGATGCCCAGCTTGGCCTTGAGCGCGCGCCACCTCTCCATGAAGCTGTCGATCTTGTCGGCGATCCACTGGAACGCGGTGACGAAGGGCGCCTTGATCGCCTCGCTGACAGTCGACCAGGTGCTGCCCAGCCAGTCGATTAACTGACCCCCATGGACGACGATCCAGCCGGCGGCCGTGCCGATCGCGGTACCGACGGCGGTGAAGCCCTTGGCCAGCCACGTGACCCCCGTGATGACGCTCATGAGCACCTCACCCAGCACGCGGCCGAAGCTCACGCCGTTGGCGGTGGCGCCGGCCAGTTGCTCCTTGGTGGCCTCGAAGGGTGTGAACAGCTGAGTGATCCCGCGCCACACCGCGCCCATGGCGATCGCGAGGGCATCCCATGCCGGCTTCAGTGGTGCGAGCGCCTGGCCTAGCTCATTCAAGGCGGGGCCGGCGACGTCGCGGATGCCCTGGCCGAGACCGACGAAAAACGCTTTGATCGGCCCCCAGTATTTCCACGCGAGGAACAGCAGCGCGGCCACGGCGGCGACCAGCGCCAGCACGGGCAAACTGATGCCGGTGATGGCCAGCATCGCGGCACGTGCGCCGATGCCAACGCGGCCGAGCAGGCCGACGCCAGCGGCTTCACCGCCGGCACCACGACACGACAGCGCGGCACGACCGATGGCAAAGCGCAGCAGCGCGAACTGGCCGATCAAGCTGCCCAGCGCGATCATGACGCCACCGGCAGCGACCATTAGGACGCCGAAACCGGCCGCCATCAGGGCGAGACCTTTGGCGATTGCCGGATGCCGTTGTGCCGCGCCGGTGAGGGCTTTCAGCAAGGTGACCAGTTTCTGCAACGCGCCCACGTAGACCGGTAGCAGGGTGGTGCCCAGCGCTTTGTAGAGGTTGGCCTTCTGCGCGAGCAGCTCGGCCTCCTGTCCCTGTGCGGTGTCTGCCGCGCGCTGGTACGCCGCATCCGTGCCCTCAAAATCGGCCGACGCCGCGAGTTGTTTCTGGATGTTGCCGCGCTGCATGTACATGCCGGCAAACAGGTCGCCGCCCTTGCGCGCACTGAACAGGCTGTTGAGCTTGCTGACGATCTGGTTCTCGGTCAGCTTGCCCTTGGGATCGATGCGCGGGATGACCTCCTTCATCAGGTACTCGAAGGGGTTGGTCTCGTAGAGCGTCTGATTCTTCAACGCACCGGGCAGCATCTTGGTGATGTGGCCGTTCTTGCCGTACTTCACGGCACCCTTGTTCAACAGGCCGAGCTGGCTGAGTGCCTCGGCGGTCTGCTGGGTGCTGCGGCCGGCGGCCCAGTTTTGATAAGCCGAGGCAAAGCCGGTACCGGAACGCATGCCGCCCATTTCCTGAATCGTGTGCATGGCACCGAAAAACAGCGACTTCTCGTCCATCTGTTTGGTGGCCACGCCGCCGACCTTCATCGCCTCTAAATAGTCGCTGGGCTTCACCAGCCCACCGCTGCCGACATAGGCCTTGGTCATCATGTCGAGCAGATGGTTGAACGCTTCGGGTGTCTTGGTCGCATTGCGCAGCTCGCCGGTCTGGATGGCCGCGATCAGCTCGCCGATGGTTTCCTGTCCGTGACCGGCGCCTTCGCCTTTGGACGCCATCAGCGCCTCGAAGGTGAGCTTGGTCTTGAGCAGCGACGGGGCGACCGCGATCGCTTCGTGCATGTCGCGGAAGATACTGTTGGCGTCCTTGAGGATCTCCAGCTTCTCAGTCTGCGAGCTGCCGATGGTCGCGTCGTTGGTCGCGAAGTGCTGCGCACGCGACACGTCGGCGGTACTCGTACCCTGCGCGCGCAACTGCTCGGTGATGATCTGGTAGTGCTTGGCTTCGTCGATGGCCGGCGTGATCTGACCCATGACGCGACGGCCGCCCTCGAGGGTGGCGTAGCCGGCGATGGATAAGTGCGCACCGAGCGCTTCGCTCTTGCGCAACTGGTCGTGCAACGTGGCCAGCTTCTGCGCCTGCATACCCTGCGCACGCAAGGCCGCGGTCTGCTGTGTGATCGCGGTGGTGGCGCTGGCGGATTTTGAGCGCAGCGCGGCCTCGGCGGTGCCGAGCTGATGGGTGTTGATGCCAGCCTCGCGCAACGCATTGCGCAATGTCTGCAGCCTGGCCTGCTGTTCGCTGTGTTCGGTCTTGAGCTTGGCGCCCTCGCGCGTGAGTTTGTTGAACGCCGCCGAGAGCTTGGCCGACGGGTTGGCGGTGGCCTTCAGCGTCGCCGCCGCCGCACGCGTGCGCGCCTGCAGATCAGCCATGCGCTTGGCCGTGTCGACGCTGCCTTGTTTGAGCTGGCGGAACGCGCCGACCTGTTTCTGCGTCTGGTCGAGCTGACGCAGCGCATCGCGGGTTTTCTTGAGTTGGGCCGCGGCGCCGGTCGCGGAGCCCTGCACCTTTTTGAGCGGCGCGCTCGCCTTGTCCAGCGTCTGCAGCAGCACCTGTAGTTTGAGATCCACGCGCTACTCCATTCCACACCGTTCACGGGCGCGCTCGCGCCACTGCATCAATTCCAGCAAGGTGAGGTCGACCATCGCGGCGGGTGACCAGTGGAACACCACCGCGATGTCGGCCATGGCGTCCTCTACACAGCGAGGGAAGCCTTGACGTCCTTCGGTAACAAAAAATGGAGAATCTCGGTGCCGATCGCCATCAGGTCGGGCGCTTCGAGTTTGTTGATGTCCTCCGAGGTGAGGAACGGATCGCTGATGCGTGGAAGCACCTTGGCGATGGCGCTGACTTCCATCTGCGCCAGATCGGCCAGGCTCACACCGCGCAGCTCGCCGGCTTTGGGACGACGCAGCGTGATGTTGCTGATGGTCTGCTCGCCGCGCGTGATCGGTGTGTCGAGCGTGACGGTGGCCGTGGCGTTGTTCGGCTGCGCGGGAATGTCGGTGTGCTTCGTCATGGATCTCTCCGTAGGGATCGGGTGGTGAGGGATGAGGGTTACAGGCCGAGCGCGCGGCGCTGCTGGGCGAGGCGATCGACGACGCCGACGTTGAAGAGGAAGTTGAGGCGGTCGATCTCGATCTCGACGACGCCGTTGATCGTCAGCTTGTAGTACGCGCAGCTGATCGTGAACTTGTGCGCGGTGTCATCGCCGGGTTTCGCGTTGCCCATGTCGATCTCTTTCGGGCGGCCACGCACGACCACTTCGACCGCATCGACGTCGCCGGTGTCGTCACGCTGGTAGGCGCCGGCAAAGCGCGTCATGTAGGCGGTGGCACTGGTGGCACCGAACTGCCGGATCGCCTCGCGGACGATGCCGCCGGCGGTGTATTCCAGCGTGAGCAGTTCACCGCCCAGATCGACCTCGACACCGCCGTCCATGCCGCCGCTGCGGATCTCTTCCATCTTGCGGCTGAGCTTGGGCAGGGTGATCTCGGGCACCTTGCCGGCGTAGTTGACGCCGTCGTTGAACACGTTGAAATTTTTGAGCTTGCTGGGCAGTGCCATGGCGGGGTTCCTCTAAGGTGCGGGGACGCGCGACCGCCGTAGCGGCCAAACTTAAGTCAGGCGTTGATCGCGGCGGCGAAATCAGCCAGGTACGAGGTGGTGATGTGCTGGCGTAGCAGCAGATCCTCCAGTGGCGGCACCGGCGAGTAGTCGTAGTCGACGACGGCTTTGCCGCCCGCGAGGGTGCTCTGGTCGTTGGCGCTGGCGTCGTACCAGGCGCTGCCGCCGAGGATGTAGCCACCCGTCTTGAGGTCACGGAACTTGGCGTTGATGCCGTCCATGATGTCTTTCACCAGGCTCGGGTACATCGACTTGTCCGAAGCCCACAGGAAGCCGTCGGCGATCGTGTCGCCCAACACCTGCGCGGTACGTGTGGCGGATTCGAAGACGAAGTCCGGATCATCCGAGCAGGTGCGGTTGCCCCAGAAGCGGAAGCCCTGCGTGTTGATCAGCGTGGTGATGCCGGCGGCATTGAGTACGCCCGCATCGGTCGCCGAATCCTGCAGATCCCAGTGCACGTCACGACTGATGCCGGTGACACCGTTGACGGCGACGTTGCTGATGGTTTTCTGCCAGCCCTGGTCCTGGTCGATCTGCGCACGCAAGCCGAGCGCGTAGGCGACGGCTGGCACTTCGACGTCGGCATTGGCGACGGTATCGAAGGCCATGACGTTGGGCCAGATCACCATCACTTCGCGCTGGCTGAAGGTGGCGCGGTAAGCGATGGCCTCGGTGACGCTGGTGGCGCCGTGGGCGTGCACGTAGGCCATGCCGCGCAGTTTCTTTGCCACGATGGCCAGCGCGACACTCACGGCCGGCGTGTCCAGACCAGGTGCACCGATGATGCGCGGCTTGATGCCGAGACGACCCTGCGCACCGAGCAGCGCCTGCATGCCGGTGAGCCGGCCGTTGGCGTCGGTCGTGCCGATCACGTTGCTGCTGGTGGCGGCTTCGTCGACGCCCTTGGCCACGCGCACGACGATCACGATCGGCTTGGTCTGCGCGTTGATGGCTTGCAGATCCGGCAGCAAGGTGCCCATGGCGGCTGACCCGGCCTTGCCGATGGCCGCCTGCACGTCGGTGACCAGCACGGCGGTGTTCAACGGGAACGCGGCGACATCGGCATCCTCGCCGGTGGCGACCAGGCCGATAACGGCAGTGGAGGGGACCGTCAGGGTGCGCGCACCGCTGGTGGCTTCGACAACGCGGACGCCGTGGTGGTAATCGTTGGGCATGGTGAATCCTCGGGTGATGCCGTTAGGGCACGGCGCTGAGTTGCAGGGGGACGGTGATCGCGGCGGGCTGGGCGACGGGTGTGTCGGTGCGCACGCCTTCGAGCGTCACCACCACCTGGCCGGGCTGGTCGCCCAGAGCCATCGACACGCGCGACAACTGGACGCGCGGTTCCCAGCGCATCAACGCGGTGGCGACGGCGGCGACCAGGCGGATTTTTGTGGCGGTGTTGAATGGCTGGTCGATCAGGCGCGGCAGCAGCGAGCCGTAATCACGGCGCATGACGCGCGAACCGACCGGCGTGCCGAGAATGTCGCCGATCGACTGCTGCAGGTGCGCGAGCCCGTCGAGCGGCTTGCCGGTGGTGCGATCCATGCCGCGCATTACAGCGGCGCTCCGGTAACAGGACCTTCGATGGGGTGAGCGTGGCCCTTGACGCTCTTGCCGCCGCCGGTGACGTCGATGGTCGCCGTGAGCTTCGTATCGACGGTGACATCGCTGGCGACGTGCAGCGTGGCACCGAGGTCGGTGTCGTCGGTGACCGAGAGCTTGCCGACGATCCGGGTATCGCCAGCGAGAGTGATGCCGCCGGAGGCGGTGACATGCGACTTGCCGCCCTCGGGCAGCGTCGCGGTGAGCTGATGCGACTCGGGGTCATAGCGAAAGACGGCGCCATCGCGGAACGTGGTGACCTTGGCCGTGGCGCTGCCGGCCGGGCGCGGTACCGCGTTGGAGTAGATCGCCGGATGCACGACACCGCGCGCGGTATCCCCGCCGGGACAGAACACCATCACCTGCTCGCCGATGCTCGGGTCCCAGCCCGTGCTGGCGTCACCGGCACGTTCCACAAACCACGGCATCGGCCGCGTCAGCAGCGCACCGGTCCTTACCGTGCACAAGCCTGCGTCATGATCGACGGAGGCGATCGTGCCGAAGCGCAGCAGGTTCTGCAGCAGACGCAAGATTTCGACGAGCTGATCCATGCCGGCATGGTGCTAATGCCATGCGCGCGAGGGCTAGGCGCGGCCGATGTACCAGTGGGCTGGTACATCGATAAACGGCGTGTCGTGTAAAAGCGGCTCCGCGCTCTCGTTGAATTTCTGCTTAGACGGAGCCCTCAACGCTGCAGGTCAGCGTGATGGTCGTCGTCGATAAAACCTGTCCCGTTGAAGCATTGCGGAACTGTATGGTGAGTGCGCCGCTCTGGTCTTTGGAGCCGCCTTGGAATCCGACGGTCTGCCCGAAGCCCGCCTGCTGCGCCGCGCTGCAGGACAGCCAGTTCGATGCACTGCCAAAGCTCCCGCTGGTGGTTCCTGACGACTGGTTTAGCGTCCACGACCCACTGAACGCGACTTGCACCGCCGAGACGGCCAGCCCGAAGGTGTTCCATGTGCCGGACGCGTTGACCGTGTTTCCCGCCGGTATCGTGCCCGAGGCGGCGGCGTGTGCACGGTAACCCGTGACGTTATACGTGCCGTTCGTCGCGACGTTGAAGTAAATGTTGGCTTGCGCCGTTTGCCGATTACCCGCCACGTCGCCCGCGTTATATTGCTTGCCGTTGATGGGCAGGCTATAGACGGCCGTGCCCCTGGTCGTCCATCGCGGGCCGTTGTCGACGCCGGCACTGTTGCGGTAACCGAAATTCGGTCCTGGTGTTCCGTAGGGTGCGGCGGCGTATTTCAAACCCACCCCGTTCGAGAGGCGAAAGTTCTCGGCTTGCGGCCCGTCGCCGACGATGTCGGTATCAAAAAGGTTGTCGGCATCGACAGCGGCGCCATTGCGATAGCCCGACATCAGCCGACTGCCGTTTCCGATACCGGAGCCGGCATGAGTGACGCCGCGGCAGCAGCGGCGTGCGCCGCCATGACGGCCGCGCGCTCGTTGTAGAGCGCGTCATATGCCGCCTTGATGACTAGCGCTAAGCCAGCCGTCGATACCTTCGACAAATCGGCACCGGTCACGGGGTCGGTGCCGACACCAAAGCACCGCGGTGCAATGTCAGCAATGGTGACCTGCAATACGTCGTAGTCGCCGTTCAACGGCTGATACGCGTTGTTGACGAACAGGCTTTCGCGAGCTTGAAAGGAGACCACGCCGCTGCCGGTCGACGGATCGTAAAGGAGGTGGGTTTGCTCGGCGATCATCTCGGCCGTGATGCCGTCGGCGATGGTACGAATGCGTGCGTTGGGTGCCATGGGTAAAAGTACCTTTTGGGTTTATGCGTTGAGTGCGTCGACGCGTGCGGAAAGCTCTTTGATGGCTTGAATCAAGACGGGCGTGATCTGCGCGTAATCCACGGTCTTGCGACCGGCACCGTCTTCGCTGACGGCCTCGGGGATCAGGGGTTCCAGTTGTTCGGCAATCACGCCCAGACGGCGACGGCCATCGGGGTTGTAGGTCTTTTTGTAGACGTAACTCGCCGTCTCGATGGCGCACACGGTGGCAAGCCCGGCGCGGACGCGCTTGAACTTCGTTTTCAGCGCCTTGGAGGAGCCCACCTGAAATCCGCCGGTGGCGTAACAGGTGCCTTGCAGCGCCGGGTTGGCGACGCCTTCATGGATGATGCGATAGGCGACGGCACCATACGACCAGCCGCCGATCTTCATCACGTTGTCCGTGTCCAGACCGAAGTGGACGCCGCATTGACCTTCGCGAATGAAGGACATCGTTGCCGACGCGCTGTTGTTGGTGGCGTTGCCGATTTGCAGGGAGGTATTGCGGTCGTTGCCACTGCTGCTGACGGATGCGATGTTCGGTGGCGCGCCGGACGAGAAAATAGTTCCGGCCGTGCTGTTGCTGTTGCCGCGTAGGATCGCCGTCTGGTTCACCCAGCTTTCCAACGCGACGTTGCCCATATCGGTCGCATCGATAGTGACCTTGACCTTCGAACCACTCCATCCGATTTTCACCGCGTTATTCAGCTGACCTGTGCCGGTGCCCTGCTGCACCGGTGTGAAGCCGAGTAAGTTCTGCTTGGCCGCCAGCGCTTTGGTCATCGTCGCCGCGAAATTCGGATCATCGCCCATCGCATCGGCGAGTTCCTTTAGCGTATCGAGTGCGCCGGGTGAGCCGTTGATGAGCGCGTTCACGGCTGCGGTGATCTGTGTGGTCACCGCCGTCTGCAGCGGCCGTGCATCGAGCGCGGTCTGCAAGCCGTTGATGTCGGCGATCGGATGCGAGTGGGCGAGGGCAGCAGCGCCGATGTTGGCCAGTACTTGCGCCGGCGTTTTTTCCGCGAGCGCTCCGGTGCCGTTGCCGACCAGGTAATTGCCAGCGGTGAAACTGCCGGCGCCGGTACCGCCGCGCGCCACCACCAGGGTACCGCTGGTGATGTCGGTCGCTGAGTGTTGGTGCGATGACGGTGCGAAGGTGAGCGGCACGTTGCCGAGATTTCGGTAGTCGAGGTAGTACGCACCGTGTTGGCCGTCGAGCAGATCCGCGTCCAGTCCGTTGTTTGCACCGGTGTCGTACGAGGCCGCGCCACGGATGCCCAGCGCGGTGACGAACGCCAGTGCACTGACCTTGTTGAGTAGCGTCTTGACGAAGGCGCTCGGTGCGCCGACGCCAAGGCGCTCGTTGAGTGCGACCAGCAAGCTCTTGGGCGTGATGGCGAGCTGAGGGTCGGTGCCGGTGAGGGTTTCGGCATCGGTGGCGAATCGCACCACGCCGGTGACATCGGTGGTGGCCAGACTCATCTGAAAGTTGGTGTCGCCGAACGTGAGGCTGTTGGCATCAATGTCGGCGAACTGCACGTCGCCGGCGAGCAACATGGTGGCCTGACTGCTCTTTTGCAGCAGGTCGGTGGGTTGGCTGTACACCGCGAACAGCGTGCCGTCGGCAAGGTACAGGCCGACACCGCGGACGCTGTAGGTGTCGGTACTGTCATCACGGATGGTGACGTGCAACGTGTCGGTAGCGACCGCACCGCCGCTGATCGTGCTGATGCGCTTGCTCTCACCCGGGATGACCTTCGTCGTGGGCGACGGGGTGAAGGGGGTGGCCGTGATACCGACGCTGACGATGGTGGTGGGCGCCGTGCCGTCGTGCGCGGCATTGCTCAGTGCGGCGCGACCAGCGGCCGTGACGATGAGTTTGAGTGCGGTCATGGGGTGGCAGCCTCGGCGTATAGGTTCAGGCGGGCATAGATGCAGGGACGGATGAACGCGGCGACGCGGAGGCGTCCGGTAAGCGTGGCCGTCTGCGTGAAGGTGAAATGGCTGCGCGTGGGCTTCGTGCGATTGACCTCGGCGATGACGTCGTCGACGAACGCGGCGCTGGCCGGCTCGCCGTCGATACCGGAGACGGTGAGCTGCATGTCGAAGGTGTACGGGATGCCGGGTGGGTCCATCTGCCACCACTCGGTGAGCACCACCGAACCGCCGAAACTGGCGATGACGTCGAAGACGCTTTGCGCGGTGCCCTTGCGTCGGGCGATGTCGATGGCACTGGCGACGCGGGCGCGTTTGACGGCCAGTGGCCAGTAGCTCTTCCACGCGCTGATGCCGAGCGCCCACGCCAGCCATGCGAGCTTGTCTTCCGGACAGGTGTGCGGATTCCATAACTCGGCGATGGGCACCGGAATGTCCGCTAGGCGTGCGGTGGCGGCCTCGATGGCGCGCTCACTGGCCGTGGCATTGGGTGGCAAAAGGCTATTCATCGATTCCGCCATACGCGAGCGCGATCGATGTGCAGTGGGCGGCCTGTGTGCCGCTAATGACGATGTTGGCGCTCGGTGACGTCAGATCCGTGCGCTGGATGCCAGGCACGCGCAATGCACCGTAGATGCCATCGAGCGTGATGTCGCGATCGAGCTTTTTAGAGTTCGCCAGATAGGCCGCGAGGTTTTTATCGGAGGCAGCCAGCACCAGCTCACTATCCGGACCACCGAAGGTATAGCGCGTACCGACGATGGCGAAGGGGACGATTTGCGCGCTTTGCACCGTGACGTGATCGGTCAGCGGGCGCACGGTTTTTGCACTGAGCGCGCTGGTGACGATAGCGAGTAGATCGTCATCGGCCGTGCCATCGCCAATGCGCGATAGCACGCTGACGACGACCTTGCCCGGTGTGGGGCTGGTGGGCTTGGCGTCGAGCACCAGGCCGGACGCACTGAGTGCGAGGAAGATGTACGCGGCATCCGGGCCGGCGACGGAATAACCGGAGGGCGCGAGCGTGACGCGACGGCGTAACTCGTCGTCGGATTCAAACGTCGGCGCGACGCCCAGCGATGGATCGCCTGGGTCGAGGGTGAGACGGGTCACGCCGTAGAAGGCGGCGAGGTTGTCGAGTGTCCCCTTGACGGCGAAAGCGAGCAAAACGCTCTTGGCCGCATCGTTCACCCGTTGCCTCAGGTTGAATTCGCGGTACGCGGCGACCTGCAGGATCTTGTACGCCGGATCGGATTCCACCAACGCGGTGAACGACGGATCGCGCGCGATCAGGTCGGCCAGCGTCTCGGCGAAGATCTGCTCGTACGCGAGCGTTTCCACTACCTCGGGCGGCGGCAGGCGCGACAAGTCGACGGACGTGGTGACCGTCATGGCAGGCGGGGAGCGGGTGGCGTAGGCATGCCGGCATGGTGCTAACGGCATGCGCGTGCGTGCGAGGCGGTAGCGATGTACCAGTGGGCTGGTACATCGGAAGCGGCCTGCCCAGCGGGACCCCACGCAGGGCACCATGGCCGCCTCATGAAGTGGAGCGGCCGGTGACGCGCGTCAACGCGGCACCGGCCACCCGACACCGCAGCAACACCTGCAGGCCAAGCCAAAGGCTCCACACCCCGTCGACGGAGCCCGGCGAGGCTATCACGCCCGTCAACAGGATCTGAGTGATGCAGGATGTTCGTTGTTCGCGCTGCGCGAAGTTGCTCGCGCGCGCCCGTGTTTTTGATGTCATCGAAATCAAGTGCCCGCGCTGCGGGACGATCAATTCGTTGAGGGCCGTATCGAGTCCCCTGCCAGCGAGCCAGGGAGCACCGAACGGAAACACTCATGACGCACACGACTCTTCCCTACACGATCCATCGCGGCGACGCGCTGCAGGTGTTACGCGGCCTGGCTGATGCCAGCGTCGATGCGGTCATCACCGACCCGCCGTATTGCTCCGGTGGCCAGACCATGGCCGCCCGCGCACGGCCGACCGGCGAGAAGTACATCAACAGCAACACCAAGGCGCCGCTGCCCGACTTCGAAGGCGACTTCCGCGACCAGCGTGGGTTTCTGGCATGGGCCAGCCAGTGGCTGGCCGAGTGTCATCGCGTGACGAAACCCGGTGGCCACCTTCTCGCGTTCATCGACTGGCGCATGTTGCCGACGATGACCGATGCGGTGCAGGTGGCCGGCTGGGTTTGGCAGGGCATCGTGGTGTGGGACAAAACCGGCGGATGCCGTCCGCAGCGCGGTCGGTTTCGTAGCCAGGCCGAATACGTGGTGTGGGCCAGCCGCGGGCCGATCGATACGAAGGCGCACCCGGTGGTGCTGCCGGGTGTTTTACCCGTGCATCCGCAGCTCGGTGGCAAGCAGCATCAGGTCGGCAAGCCAGAATCGTTGATGGAAAAGCTGGTGGCGATCGTGAAGCCGAACAGCACGGTGCTCGATCCCTTTATGGGTAGCGCCACCACGGGCGTTGCCGCGCTGCGCGCGGGCCAGCGGTTTGTGGGCGTGGAGATGTCGGAGGGGTATTTCGGGGTGGCCGAGGAACGATTGCGAGCCTGTGTCATGTCACAGGCATAGGAGACCGTTACCAGAGGTTGGGTTCATCAGCGCTGATCGCGCCGTCGGCATTGATACAGCCTGCGTTTTTGCTACCGGCGAACCATCCCATCACTCGCGGATGGCTGCTGCATCCGCGAGTCTTTCAGTGGCAGGATGCTACTGGCCGCTGGCGCCGCACGGCGGACAATCTAGAGCCGTTACTGCCGGTGCTAACACCGGCGTTGTCGATATCTTGGCGGTGGCCGTCCATACGGTACTGCCATCGCTTTGATAGCGAGCTGTCAGTTGCACCGCACTGTCCTGATAGACCGTGATGGCCGGCGCCGTGCTGTTGACGGCCGCTGCCAGCGGACGTCCCGGTATGGACACGCGTTGCGCATCGGCACCCAGCGGCAGCACGAGGAAATAGCCGCTCTGCGTCGCCACCGTCACGCGTACCGTGCCAACAAGATCGTTGGCCTGAATATACTTGACCCCGTCCTGCACGAAGACGTAGACACGCCAGCCGGGTGCCGCACTGACATTTTTCGCCTGCGGCCATGACTGTCCGAACCCCGACTGCTGCTGGCTTACCCCAGTCTGCTGCTGCGCCATGGCGGGCAGCGCCACGATGCCGGCGATCAACCCCGCCAGCAAGGGTATACGCAATACTTTGTGTCGAATCATGATGTCACCTCTGTTTATTTATTCGTTGAAGTACCAAACGCCTTTCATCCAGCCGTGACCGATGCATGCAGTCACATGGCCAGTGTTATGCGGCGTATACCGCGCGTCGAGCTTTGTTTGCGGGGTATCCAACGTCGAGGTTGCCGTCCGGCGCATCCAGCAACGACACGCTAATGCGTTGACGACGCTTGTTGGAACGCAGCCTGCCTTGGTAAAGGCTGGCCCGATCTCGCATGCCGGCAAGATCCAAGCCCATGGCGCCAAGTCGGGACAGCAGCAGGTGGCTGCTCTTGGGTAACGCGATCAATAGGGGGGGCGCCGTGGGTGGCTCGGGTTCGCCGGCCACGATCAGCATCGTCCAGGGGATGTTGCGCTTCGGTCCCACCATCACTACCCGTACGTAGAGACGGATACATGGCGTGGCGGGCGATTGCATCAGCGTATAGGCCACCGCTTCGCAGGCCAGCCGGTAGAGCGTCCACTGCGCGCCCGGCGTTAGCAGGTTGACCCGCTCCGACACGTGGCCATCGAAGACGATGCCACATTCTTCCAGAGTTTCAGCGATCGCGCCGCTCCAGAGCGCTATAGGCAAGCCCAGACGCGGCCACTGCCACGGCGATGGAAGAAAACTTTCGTGCACCGTGGCCGTGAAGCGCTGGACCAGAAGCTGCAGCGTACGGAAGTAATGCAGCTCATTTTCCGGAAGGACGTCGCGGACGCGTTCGAGCAGGCGGCCGTAACCCTCCTTGATGTAGTCATGGGCCTGTCCCTGCATCTCCATGCCACGACGCAGCCGCAGCTCGCCCTGATAGATTTCGTGGCGCGCCGCTTGCCGGATCTGCACATGGTCGGTAGCCAGCTGCCGCTCCTGCTCATTGAGCCAGTTGATCTTCGCGCCCAGCGGCAGCAAGACCGTGAGAAAAATGGCCATAAAGTTCTGCGCGTTGATGACGCCTGGGTCGTACTGCGCCGGCATGCTCAGCATGATGCCGATGCTGGCGGCGGTGCCGCCTACCGCGGCGCCCTGCCAACCATAGCGCACAGCCATCCACGCCACCGGCAGAAACAGGGCCATGCGTGCACCTTGGCGCCACATGTCACCCGCCATGCCCGCGCCCATCGCCGTCAGCAATCCGACGCACGCCAGTCCGAGTACCACGCCTTCGAGCAATAGACGGCTGCGGCCCATCTGCCGAGCCAGGTCAGACCATGATTCAGACTGGCGAATGGCCTGGTGGATGGCCAGCGCCAGCGGTACCACCGTCAGGCAGCCGAGATAGTTTCCCAATAAATAGCGCGGCGCCCATAGCCGGATCAGGGCCGGGGCATTCTGTCCGGGCAGGAATGTCAGAGAGTATTGCCATGTGCCGTCGGCTGCTGTGAGCAATGCAAAGGCGAAGATGCAGCTCAGCAAAGCCACCATATGCTTGGCCGTGATCGATTCGAGTACCCGCTTGCCGGACACCGTGCCAGGCAGATGCGCACGCAGCGGCCATGTCGCCCACATGGCAAAAGCCGATATCGGAATCAGATGTAACAATGATCCGCTCCAGCCGTACTGGTCGAAACACGCATACGCGCCTGGGATCAATGCCACGACATTGGCGACCAGTAACGCCGGCCAGAAACGGCGAGGCAGCAGCAAGACACCGCCGAGCCAGATGCCGGCCTGGGGCATCCAGTGGGCGAAATAGGCCAACGAAACGCTGCGCACCAGCAGGTACGCGCCGCCAAACGCCACAGCAATCACTAGCTGCTGCAGCCAAGGCGTAAGCCCTATCCTCTTGAGCATGACGGTCTCCACTCCCTGAGTTGAACTGGTTATGCACCGGCCGTTCCATCAGCATGCGCTGAAAGTCCGTAAACGTCGTCATACCCCAGCACTTTAACTACATGGCGGCCTCTCTCCGTGTCAATGAGAAATAGTCTTAGTGCGATGCATGCGCGGCTTTCTACGCGAGGGTTACCTCGATGCGGGCTTTGGGGGCGGCCGATAGCACAGCGTTTCCTGGTCAGGGACGCTCGATGCTTTCTCGGTCACCTTAGTTTCAAGAGACTCTAGATCGGCTATCGATATCGCTTCGATTCGCTGCACCGCCGTACGCTGGATGACAAGTGTCGCGCCGTCACGGATCAAAGCGCAAAAATCGGACCCGCACAGGAGAAGCCGTGCTGTCGGGGACGCTTGCTTATCGAACTCGACACGCTTATCCCCTGCAAAACTTACCAGTGGACTTGTCTTGGCAATGGCTTGGCACTCTTCCTTCGCCTCTTGCTGGCCAAGTGCTATCCATGGAAGGACGAAGGTGGTCAGCAAAGCGGCAAGAACCATTATGAAAATACCGATAAATACAGGCGCGGTCAGTAACCACGTGGTCAATGCAACGAAATACTTCGCACGCAAAGGTGGTTTGGGTGTGACGTATTGACGTCGCTTCACCCATCGATGAAATCGCCGAAACCCTCTCCGTATGGCTTCAGATCCCGCCAAGAATCTGAGAAGGAGTCCTATGACTAGAACCGGTGCAATGGCATAAAGGTAGCGTGGATAATTTCTTAGAAAATGAGAACCGGCAGTACCGATGAGACGTGCATAGCTGTTCAATGCAAACCAATAGGCATCAGCAGCCGATATCGGAAATTGCGACGCATTGATACCGAATACATCGAGGTAGCTTTCGCGGTACATCCGTCCTTGACCATAGAAGGTCGCGAGTGCCATGGAGAACAAGGGCACTGTCAGCCACCATTTCGGCGGCTTCGGTGGCCATAATTTTTTCCGCTCGTCTGCCTTGCCTGAATAAGTTGTTGTGCCGCGTTCTGTCATGTCGTTCCTCGACTAGGCTGACGCCCTGGAGTCAATCCAAGACGGGGTTTCCCTTCGATCAATGCTTCGCGTTGGTGAGCTTCGTCTTGACGCCCGATTCGAGCAGAATGTATTCGCCCTTGCTCCCCCAGCGAGGCGATTGCGCGTCGAGCTTCATACACGGGCGACCACCGCAGGACGTTACGCCGACTTGGGCATACGCGGCTGCGGTATCGGCATCGACTTGCGCCGCCGCTGTTTGTGCGCGCGCATCGTCGTAGGCTTGCCTTTGAAGCCACAGCAGGAAGCTGCCACCGAGAATGAGCAAAATCATCGCCCCGACAATGGCCGCGTAGCCAGCCAAAATCTTGCGGTGCGCCGATGTTGAAACCGTCAGCGCGGCTTGCTGGAAAGCGCTTCCTGCAGCTTCCAACTTGGCGGTGGTCGTTGCGACCGCCTGATCGTATGTCTTGGCGCCTTGGCTCAGCGCCGAAGTCACACCGTGTTGGGCCGACTGCGCCACTTGGGTTCCCGAGCGATGCACCATCTGGCTGACATCGTTGCGCACGGCGGCAATGGTGTCTTGCAGCACATGCCCGGCTTTTTGTTGTTCTTGTATCGCCTCGGCAGACCGCTGTTCAAGTACCTGGACCAGCAGGGTGAGTTGCTTGGTCGTTTCGATGAGAGCCGACAATTCGCTGTTCATGTATCCCTCCATAGATCGATAAATCGTTGAATCGGTTTTCGCAGCAGCACCCACTTCTTGTTCAGCCTGCAAGGCTAAGGTAGATTCAAGTCGACACCATTGACAAGATAGAGGGATAGTTTCATGGACGAGACCGTAAAGAGCGATCCGATTTATACCGACAAGGACAGCTTTGGACCGAATGAGCGCCTGCAGCTGTCACGCGTCGAACAGCACAAGCTTACGCGCCATTTTGCGGCCTCCGATGTATTTGCCCGATGCTTGATCGCGCTGGCATGCACCACGTCATTCATCAGTCCCTGCATGGCGGCCGATGCGCCAGCACTGCAAGCGCCGGTACCCGAGGAAGTCCAAGCATTGGTGCCGGCTGGCATGAAGCTCATCTATTTCAGAGCCGATAACGGTCGAACCGAAGGATCAGATGCTGTCGCGATTTTGGATCATACGAACAAACCGGCTGATCCCAACATGAGCACCGGGCCGCGGCCGTTGATCATGCTGCGCAAGACGGGCGGCGTCTATAAGGAGGAGGCACGCAATGACCATGTCATCGCTTGCTCGAGTTGCGGCGAGGATATGGACGATCCATTTACGCCAGGAGGCATCGAGCTGACTCCGAACCATCTTGTCATCGAACAGGATCATGGCTCAGCTTCTTCGGCTGTTTACAAATTCGTGCGCGATCCGAAGAGCGAACAATGGATAGTTACGAGCGCTGTAAACACTCTTGCCAAACAATCTCTGACAGGGGGTGGATTTAACAAAACGCCCACTCGATTGAAATTGCCTACCCCGCCCTTGCTGACTAATTTCGACCCCGGTTGGCGGACGCCGCAGTTTTGGAAGGCGGTGGTGGTAAACGATAAAACGCATGATTTTTCATTCGTTGGCAATCAGTCTGATGAGAAAGCCTTGGATGAAAGCGTTAAAGATGAATGTCAGAAAAGTGGCATATGTCACGTCTTAGTAAAGCAGCTTAACGGGTGCGTGGCCTTGGTCAAAGATCAGTCCGGGAGTTTTTATGGAGGATCATCTAGTGCCAAAGGAAATGCAGAGAAAGAGGCAAAGACCAATGCTTTAAACGAATGCAAGAGCCGTGGCGCTGGTTCATGCGAAGCCGTTAGAAGCGATTGCAGTCAGAATTCCGAATAATATAAAGGTATCTATTCACTTTTGATTCTTCAAAAATAGGACACTTTGAAATGGTAGACGACGTTGATAGTCAAGGAAATAAGACGATATCCAAGCTGGTAGCCACGGACGATAAGACGCGCACCTATGAACTGTCTGACAATACTTATGAAGAACGGGTTAACGGCTCTGCGTCATGGAGACATAATAATCCCGGAAATTTGAAGATGGAATATGCACATAGTGCAGATCCAACAGTTCACTCTCATCGAAGCAAAGAAGATGCATTAGCTAGTGCAGTATCTAAATATCCGGGAACGGTTGATTTAGATCAACGCGGAAATGTGATATTTGATAGTTATGATCACGGGCGAGATGCTCAGATCAAATTTATCAAGAAAGATGGCGATGGTAAAACGGTGGCTCAAATGCTTGGCGATTATTCCAAGCCAGATTATTCCGGGCCAACACATCATCAAGCGCAAGAAGCCACTATTTACGCCGTCGGCGATAAAGCGGGTGTTGATCTACGAACCAAAACAATTGACAAGATGAGCGATGCAGAAATAAGCGCGCTTGCTGATGGAATTAGCAAATTTGAAGGTTATACCAAAGGTCAGACCAACGCTCTGACTCCCGAACAAGCAGCTGAACGTCAGACGCGGGCGCAGCAAGGCATACACGACGCCCCCGCTCACGACGCTGGTCATCCTCATACGCTCAAACATGGCGACAAGGGCGCAGAAGTAGGCGCTGTCCAGCAACAGTTGCACGACCTGGGTTACCACGATTCACGAGGTAACCTGATCGGCGTGGACAATCATTTCGGCCCTACAACCGAAGCGGCGGTGAAGGCTTTTCAAACCGATCACGGACTCAAGCCAGACGGCGTGGCCGGACCGGCCACCCAGCAGCAACTGCATTCCGCTGCGCAGAGCAACCAACTCAACGATCCAGGCATCTCGTCATCGCTCACACAAAAGCTGGATCAGCCCGGCGTAAAAACCGGCGACCCCCACATGGATAAGCTACTGGCGAGCATGAACGATCCCGTGGCTTTCAAGCAGGCCATGACGGATCTGAGCAGCTCGCCATACGGTCAAGCCTTTCATGCAGAAGGGCGTGCGCAGCATGCAGAGATGCAAAACCAGCAGGTGCAAGCCCAAGTGACTCAGCAACAAGTCCAGCAACAGGCGCAGCCTCAACCTCAAGTCCAGACTGGGCCCGTGATGACGCGCTAGGCAGGTACCGGAGCCACGGGTCCGTCTATTAGGTAGTTAGCCACTTTAGGAGAGTTCGCTGTGGAGTCGAATAAAACCTTTGCGGTATGCATCGACGAGATAAGGCAGAACTTCGTCTTTGGGGACACATTTTCTGGTAGTTACATCAAATCCGTAACGATGTCAGATGGGTCTTTGCGTGAGATCGCTCTTAGCCCCATGATGAAAAATGGCGATCTTGTCGTGGAGCTCAAGGACGGGAAGCACGTAAGCTACATGGGACCAAACGGCACTACGACAAATGGCAAGCTCATGGTTAGTCTTACAGAGATAGACGTGCTCACCAACGAGTCCGCGTCATCCTCTCAGTGACTCAGCTGCGCCGAGAGCGCTCACGGGTGGCTAACAAATCGTCCAAGGCGGACGGCTTCGCCGTTACTTAACTCCTATGTTAGCGCTCATATGAACTATCAAAACCGCTTAAAGGGAGCAGTCACACAATCACTTGTGCGCTCACTTTTCGCTCAAGCCGGGTTGACCATCGTGCCACTTGGTATTGAGGAGACGATTCGGGAGGTCGCTGAGCTCCCGCTAACTAAATACCTAGGCTTGAACCTTCCTCTAGCACTTCGTAAGTTGCCTGACTTTTTTGCTACTGATAGAGATAGGACTACGCACTGGCTTGTAGAAGTGAAGTACCGGCGTGAATGGAACGATGCAACTCGGGACGAACTTGAACAATCTTTGAGCGAGCAAGTCTCTACTTGGAGCCCATTAGTTGTATTCATCTTTGTCGGAGAGACGCCCTCTCGATTTGTCCAGCCAAGCTCTTGGGTTCGAGCCGCCCAGGTCAAGATGGACAACGGGACTCTAAAGTTCAAACATTGTGAAAACGGCACGTACGTGCCGTGGAGCCAAGCCAATTTCATCAATCTTCAGCGCGTCCAAGATGTATTCCCTCAACTCAATAACTCTGAATTGTGGGCGTCGTCTGCGCTCGACTTGACCATCGAGATTTCTCGTGGTCTAACTCGGATATGAGCGCTCATGTCGAGAGGTCGCCGTATACCGAAGTCTAGTCATCGTCGTTCGCGAACCGTGGCTACCTACCGGCTGAGCTGATCAATCAGCACATCGCGGATCATGTCGCGGTCACCGGCAGCGAAACCGAGCAGGCGTCGACGCGGATAACGTACACGCGGGCCATGCTTCACCACGCGATCCCCGCCACCCTCCTGGTGCACGCTCGCGATTTGCCCGGCCCGGCCGGTGAACTCGACGCTGGCGATGGCATCGGTCGCCTTGGCCTTGAGGTATTTGGCGGTGCGCAATTTGGTAAACATGGCGTCGCGCTTAATACGGCCTTGTTTGCCACGCAGCTTTTTCCGTGCCTTGCGTGGTACGAACGCAGCGCCATCGGGATTCCTCTGCGCCGCGATGCGCTGCTGCTGGCTGTGACGCAATGCGCGGCTGATGGTCAGGGCGATCGCGCGTCGGCTGGCCGGTGCGAGCTTGAGTAGCAGGCCGGCGGCCCAGTCCTCGAGCAGGACGAGATCGTCGCTCATGCCGGTGGCACGTCCCAGCGTGCGATCAACTGCTCGCGCAGGTAGACCTCCCAATGCTCGGCGGTGAGCTTGGCCTCGGGTTGCGGCTCGTCGGCGATGCTGATGTCTAATTTGCCGCTGCCAAGGTCCTTGACGATGACGCGCTCGGTGAGTTGCAGCTTGATGCTGAGGTCGACCTTGTCGTGGTCGATGATGTCGGCCTCATAGGTGATGCCGCTTTGGCGCTTGTCGACGTTGTCGAGCAGCTCGGACTGGTGGACACGCAGCCAGATCAGGATAGCCACCCATACGACGAGCGGATCACCGGCGAAGTCGGTGAGGATCAGGTTGAGCGTGTACGCAGTTTCATAGCTAAGGCCGGGCGCGTAGGTGCTGTGCAGAGCGCCGGCGTCGATGAAGACCAGTAACCGCTCGGGATCGCGAGCGAGATCCGGCAGCGCGGCCACGAGGGCGGCGCGCAGGCTGGCGGGTTTCTTCATGGCCTGGCGCCGGACGCGGTGTTGATGCGTACCCAGTCCTGCAGCGCGGTCAGCTGAGCGGCGGCGACGTGACAGGTGGTGTAGTTGTCGACGACGGTGCCGGCGACGGCAGAGAGTGCAAGGCTGCTGGGCTGCGCATCAGCAGCGCCGGGGGCTCCGGGCAATACGCCCGCGGCGGCGGCGTCGTGCACGCGGGCAAAGCCAACAGGCACGACGCAACGAGCATCCGCGTGGGCAGTGACATAGACGGGGATCTCCTTGGTGAGTGTGACGCCGACGTCGTGCACGACCTGCACGCGATCGACGTACTGCACAACGATGTGGTCGCCGGCTTGTTTCTGCGCGAGCTGGCTCTGCGCAGAGCGCTCGCCGGCCTCGGCGCCAGTGGCGCGCGCTTCGGCGGTGGCGATGCGGTGGTGGGTGATCCACCCGTAGAGACACAACGCGGCGACCAGCGCGACGCCGAACAGGATCTGGCGCAGCAGCGTCATGCGGCCTCCGCTGTCGTGCTGAGCGCGGCGCTGTGGCGCGCGTAGGCGCTGGCCAGCTTGGCGTCATAGAGATTTGCCGCGTAGGCCGGGCCGTTGTAGAGCTTGGCGAAGGCGGCCCACCGGCGCGCGCGCAAGGCCTTGAGCAGATCCGCATCCAACTGGACGAAGCGGACGAAGGCGACCAGGTGCTCACTCTCGCCCTTGGCGAAGGCGGCGGCCATCGCGATCGCACTGGCGTAACCGAGTGAGGTCGCGTGGTAGCCCATGATCTGGAAGCGGCCCCAGCTGCAGGCGGCAGTGGCGGCCTCCGGATGAATGGTGACGGCCTGCGCCAGGCGTGCGTATTCCGCGGCACCGCCGACATAGCCGCCGCGCTGCTGCGAGAGGATCGACGCCGGTAGTACGACGGCGGTCGGATCAATGCCTGCCACCACCAGCTGATCCCAGAACACATGCCGCTCGAACAGGATCACCACGCGACCATCGGGTAAGAAACCACCGCGCGGACTTTCGACTTCGATCACGGCGTTGATGGCGGCCGACTCGCAATCGAGTGTGGCGGCAGCGGCAATGATGTCGTTCTGGGTGAGTGCCAGCGGGTCGATGGTGCCGGTCAATGCCGCTTGTGTGCGTGGGCCAGCGATGCCGTCGACGACTTGGCCATGACTACGCTGAAACGCGCGTACTGCCACCTCGGTCGCGGCGCCATACCAGCCGTCGATGGCGAGCGGCTGACCCGCGCGGACCAGCCGCGTCTGCAACACGGTGACGTCGCTGCCGTGGTCACCGACGCGCAGGCTGTTGGGGTTGTTCATCGTGGTTCGTCCGTAGGATGGCGGCGACGTTGCCGCGGGCGGTGAGGCTGAGCACGCACAGCACCAGGGCAATGCCGATATCGCCGAGGTGGATGTCACCGGGTGGGTACTGGCCCAGCACGATGCCGAGCGCCGTGCTGCCGGTGGAGACGATCAGCAGCCAGGCAGCGATGCTGACGATCGGCCGGTAGCGGGCGCCCTCGCGGCGATAGAGGAAAAGGCGCACGCCGGTGATGGCGTTGGTGACGAACAGCAGCAAGGCAATCAGGTGATCCATTACGGACCTCCGCGGCGCAGCAGGTTGCTGATCCACGCCGTGAGGTCGATCGTCTTGATGCGCTCGATCAGCTGGACGGTGAGGGCAATGACGATGGCGGCGGCGATGAACGATGCAACGCCGGATTCCTGCAAGGGAATCTGTCGCATGAGCAGCGGTGCAGCGAGGTAACCCATGATCCAGCTGATGCCGAAGTAGGCCAGCCGCGAGCGCATGGACACCTCACGCGCATGCAGCGCCATCAGTGCAGCGCCGGCAAAGGCGCCGATGATGGCGTTGCCGTCGATGCCGGGGATCAGCGTGGCGATGCTGACACCGGTGGCGACGAGGGCGATGGAGCTGGTGGTGGTCGGTTCGGCCATCGGAGTCCCTTGTCAGTGCCAGAGCTGCACCAGCGCGGTCTGCGACTGCGTGGCCTGTACGGTCTCGGGCAGGTTGACGACAGTGCCGAGCGGCAACACGACGCCAAGGTCAGCGAGGCCGGGATTGGCAGCGAGCGCCGCTTCGGTGACGCCCTCGGTGCGGCCCAGCACGCGCCAGCACAACGCGTCCAAGGTCTCGCCCTGGTTGGCGCGCACGATCACAACAACTCCACATCGGCACGTGGCCGGCCGAGGATGTCGCGGATGGCGTAGCGCACGTTGCGGCGGTAGTCGTCGATGGTGGAGTCGAGTGTGTCGGCGTGTTTGTGGCCGGCGTGCGTAGTGTCGACATCGCGGTAGCGCTCGATCAGTTCGGCCTGCGCGCTGGCGTACACCGCGCGGCGATACAGCCGCACCAGGCGCGAGGTGCCGGCGATGATTTTGCTGGGCACCTCGATGAGCGTGGTGCGGCCAAGCGCGACCTGTTGCTGTTGCCAGGCGTCGAGCTGGTCTTCGACGCCAGACATGGCCAGCGCGATGCACTCGGTGAGGCGCTCATTGGTGACGGTGCCATCCACGCGCATCACAGCACGAGCATTGGTGAGGTCGATGGACGGGTACCAGTCGCCCGAACGCAGGGGATCGGGCGCGGTGGTGGGCGCGGTGGCGACGAGACCGGACATCATGACCTCACAGGGGTGTGGCTCGAAATAAGTGCGGCGGTGATCGGTGGCGCATCGGGTGGGAGAGAGGTCACACGATGTCCACCGAGCCGCCGCGGTGCTCGGGGCGAGCTCAGGTGGCGACCGGTTTCGACAGGGCCAGCTGCTTTTGCAGCTTGGTGATCTCCGTCTTGATGCCCAGTCGCGCGTTCAGTTGCAGCGCACGCTGCAGATGGTCGAGTGCCTGCGCGGGCGATGCATCGCGCAGGGCCAGGCCGATGGCCTTGTGGAGTTTGGCGCGCACCTCATCCGGCATGTCGCGCCCGTTGGTTAGTTGGCCCACTTGCAGTAACTGGGATGCGGTGACGTTGCCGCTATCCGCGTTGCCGGCACGTTCGGCGATTTCTTCCACCACCAGGGTGGCTAGGTCGCGCTGGTAATGTTCGGGCAGCTTGAGGTTGTGGGTAAGCATGTGCGTGGCCATGACCAGTGCGCCGTCGATGTCGCCGGTGTCGATGCGCCAGACCATGACGGTGGCGAACACATCGTCCTGCACCGGCTGATCGGCCTGCAGCACGCCGTCGATCCATGCCGCGTACTCCGGCAGGCGCTGGCGCTTGACCTCGATCTTCTGCGCGATCGACTGGATGTTTTTGAGGACGCGCTTATCCTCGGCGAGCTTGGCGAGCATCAGTGCGTACGCACTGCCGGCGGCGACGGCGCCGTGATCGGCGTCGGCGACCACGGTCTGGGACATCGCGGCGGCGATGCGTTGGCGGTGCTGTTGGGCGGGTGATGGCATGGCGGTTCTCTCGCGCGGTGTTCGGCAGGGCACCGTCGGCCGGCGCACCAGCCGACGGGCTTCGCTCTGGGGGAGGGGTTCGGTGATTACGAGACGACGATGTTTTCGACGAACGCCGTTAGCAGGTAGTTCTCGACGACATAGGCGTCGTTGCTGGATTCGTAGTTCTCGATGCGGTCGCGCTTGGCGTTGTCCACCAGTTGCCGGCGACGTGCGCCTTCCTGCGAGTAGATGGACAGGTTGTCGAGCGTGGTGATCAGCATGGCGTTCTTCGGGAAGAACGGCACACGCACCGCCTTGAGGCCGCCGATCTGTTTCTGCGACACGATGATGTCGGTGGCCAGTTCGTTCTCGGCGGTCTGCTGCTGGTTGATGCGCTTGAAGTACTTGTCCTGCAGCAAGTCACGACCGCAGATGACCACCAGCGCGGGGTTGTCGCGCACGGCCTCGGCGATCAGGTTCTCGGTCACATCCGACACCAGGGCGTCGAGGTTCTCGTAGTCCTTGCCGGCACCGATGGTGACCTTGCCGCTGGCCGGGACGACTTCCTTCATCCAGTGCGCGGGTGCATCGGTGCGGATGTGCTCCAGCCAGCCGATGTTGACGTCCTGCAGTAGCGGGTTGGTGACCCGGTTGGTGTTCGCCGCTGCGCTGGTGCCGTGGAAGCCGATCATGATGCGATCGAGCGCCTGCTGGCCGACGACCGCATCGCGGAACATCGTCTGGAAGTTGGGGAACTTGGCCCACGCGTCGATCTTGGAATACTTCAGCGACG